CTTGTCTCCAACAGGCACCTTGCATGTGTAGTCTTTACCTTCTTCATTCTTGCATGTTCCATCAGTGACCAAAAACCTACGTTGCATCGGCATTGGAAGTGCTAAGAACTCCTTCATCGAACTACCATAGAAGTTGCCGTATTTTGAAATTGACTCACAGGCTTCCTGTCCCAACACATACCCGTGCCACACATAGTTATTGCCCTGCTTAGACCTGGGCATAGGGACTGGCCTGAATCCACTTTTCTCAAAATACTGGTCCATGGTGGGTGTGTTTGGCCAAACTTCACCGTCTACCTTTTTCAACGGAGCGGAGAATACGGCAGGACATATAGCGTCATCTGGCAACTCGTCTACGATCACCAGTCGTCCAGGCTCGACATCTTCGATTCGCCGTCCGGTCGAAACGCCAACCACGCGTACGGCACGACCATTGCCAGCAACAAAGCCCCGCTGCAAAACTTGATGCTCGAAAATAGGAGTCGCTTCAATTTCTTGTACTTGACCATCTAAGCCACCATCTGTAATAGATTCTATATCGCCGGATAGAAGACCCGCTGTTATTCCACCAGCAGCTAAAACTACTGCGCCCAAACCTGCAATTACGCCCTTAGACATTTTATCTCCTTACAACGCCTCTATGAATCCTTCATTAGTGACAGGTTCCCATTCGATATGCCAGTGTATATCACCGCTTGCAACTGCAACGGAAAGAACCACCACAATATAGGTGTCAGCGGCATCGTCTTCTATTAAAATAATCGGTGTCTTTGGATCTCGATAATTTGCTGATTCCACAACCGCTGGCACACCATCTGGTTCTCCTATTAATAAAGGTTCGGTAGCTGGTTCCTCTCGGGTCAATATTGTACCTGCTACACGACTTACAATGTCCGGAGCGCCGATATGATCTGTGATATTTATTGCATCACCACCCGAAATCAATTCTAAGTTGATATCCGAATTGGTTGCAGGGGTAGCTTCGTCGACATGCCCATGAATATTATATATACGGACTGCACCAGTGATTTTGAATATATTATATGAAGTAGCACCATTGAAACTACTGTGTGCGTACAATACATTATCGTAAGAAAAATTACTCCAAACATTCGCATTTCCCATCACCAGCACCGGATGAACAATTCAACAGCGTCCAATCGGTAGAGAGAGTGTCAATGTAGAACCCAGACTCTGCATGTCCTACAGAAGTACAATTACGCAACACACCGGTATCGACCTCATTATTTATACGGTAGCCGTATGTATCTGTGTTCCCCACAGTGGAGCAATCATTGAGTCGAGACTGCGCCCCCTGGATATTATATCCACTATTTCCAATGGAAGGGAATCCTGCGGCACAACGGTTCAGGAGCGTACCAGACCCGGTGATATGAAAACTGTCTGTCCCACCAAAAACTTTGACATCACTCAAGACACATTCATTGCCAGTCACCAACACACCGACTGCGGCATTAGGAGTAACCTTTACTTCCCCCCTTACTCTACACGCATTGCCGGATACCGTTATCCCAACGTTTGCTGCTGGGTCAATTATAGTGCCGATCTCAGTCCATAGTTCTACATAATTTTTGGACATGACTACGTTTTCAACGTAGGTCGATGCAGCAACGGTAATCGCGTCACCAACGCCAGACGCATCAGTAGCTTCGGTGATCGTCTTGAACGCGGCGTCTGGCGACTTACCGTCACCACTAGCAGCTACCGCCCCATTCACAAACCAAATCTCACCAACGAATTTTGGTATATGTCTTATGGTAGGATCAGTAGCCGAGTCCAAAATTAGATTACCATTCTCTAGGGACGCGCCCATCAAGAATAACGAAAAAAACAATATCCAAGGTAGTTTATTTTTCATTTTTACCTCTACTTTGTAATCTCTAATCCATCAGCATATACGTCCAGGGTAGGTGGCCATACAGGAGTATAGGCATTCGCTGCCGGGTTGGACACACCTCTAACGCCTACATATATGTGTACTCCACCCTTCCAATCTGCCGTACCGCTCACAGTAACTTTTTCCCAAGTATCCGTCACGTCGCTCATCTCATCGTAGTCCACAGTCCGTTCGAACCCGCAACCTTCAATCACTAGGCGCGGCCTCCACCCGGCACCGGTCACAGCCTCGTCCTTACGGAGATACAAATCAACTTCAAGAGCGTCTCCATTTTCCACCGCTACAGTACCTACTTTGATGTAGCTATAGGCGGTCGAGCTAGCTGGTGTGATCTTCATCTTTAGGTTGCTGGTCGTGTAAACAACACCGGTCTGCCGCTGGAACACCATCCCACCTGGACCCCAGCCAATATGTGCGTCTTCTACCTGATCCTTATTGTGGAACGTCATCGAGCTTCCTTCTGAAATCCACACGATGTCTGACCAAGTGGCCGCAGATACGTTCGAGCAACCGACTGGTTGATACCCATCAATTGGCATATTAGAGCAAGGAACTGTGTCTATGGGATCGGCCATCAGACAATTGTTACAAACGACAGTCAAGTGGTTCGAACTGCTCCCAAGTTGGGTAGTGCTCAAAGAGAAATTAGTATCTTTATTCGCCGTATCCTGGCCAAACTCCTCGTTGTTCATATAGACATGACCGCTGTACAACGCCATAATTATAGCACCGTAGATAGCGCTACCTACAGTATTACAATTGTCGTAGGTGTTGCCTGACATATAAATGAATGGTGGATAACCGCTACCCTGTTGCATGTTGATGCACCCAGCATATGCGCCATCGAAATTATTGTCCTTGATGATATAGTTGTGAGACGCGATCTGTAAATTGTCGGATCCCGAATTTCTGACTTCGTTGTCGTGAAACTTCTGGGCTTCGTTCCCGAAATAGGATGTCACCTGAAGCATTGATACACCATCGCCAGTCGCACCGTGGATCACACAATTATGGACATCGCCCCAACCGTTCCAGTTGACGAGGCTCATCCCGACATTGTTGTGTGACGACCAGAATCCTTCAAGATCCATAGATTGCGTCGTGGTACTTGCGATCCCGTAGGCTTGCCCATTCGCAGAGCCATAGGCAGAACAATTTTTGAACTCCAGAATCGGGGTGTCTGTCCGTGAGTCTAATGCCATAGTGTACGAGTTGCCCCGCGAGTCCCAGCATGTATTTCCTTCGAAACTGTCCCAACTTGCATTGATATAGAAACACGTCACAGAAGACCCGTCTTCAGCGTTCGTGATCGCAACGTAGTCCATCGACCCCATGTTCTGATCAGCGTCTACCGCGTTGATGGAAGCTTGGTTCTGAGATGTAGACCAGCCCATCTCGTTGATCATTATATAGCTCAATGAATACGGCTTGGCAGCAACAAAAGTCTCTGTGTAAATCCGCCCATGATTTGTCGAGTCGTCTGAATCGATGACCACATTACGCCGCACTATTTCTACCATGTCACCGGCCATGTGATCCTCGACAAACGTGACGCCAATCGTATCCGCACCCGGTGTCGCCCAGGTCGTGATTATTTCAGGATCGTCACCGGCAGCATGTTTCGTTGTTTCGTTACCACCTACACCGAAAATGATCCCATCTCCAGCCCAACCGGTAGAAGCAGCCCAACCATGTGTTTGGTCCAACGTTACTACAACAGCACCAGCGGTACAGTCTGGAGCACAAGACACAATCCGTGCTCTGGTTAGTGCGGGGGTCGAGCCATGATAAGTCATGCAGCCATGCGCTTCAATTTGTGCGCCATTCTGCATTAGGAAATCGTAGTTTTGGTTTTGTACATCTGTCTTCATCGTCAACCTGGCAGAACCACCACAGTTCATCGGGGCCGCCAACGTTCCCATTTCGAGTTTGCCAGTGGTTTGAATGATGATGCTCCCGAAGACATTCAATATAGAATCGGCGGCAGCGTTTTCAAATACAAGGGTGCCACCAATCTTGAGAATATCGGTGGTGTAATCGGCAGGCGATGTGCCGACCGCTTCGGTTCCTTTCACGGTGATTGTGTGGGCGGCTAAAATCTCAGCGGTGTCCCCTTCTTCTGGGAACCCACCACCACAAGCGGTCCAACTACCAGCCGCATCCCAATCTCCAGTCGCATCCGAGACACAATCATCAGCAAACGCGTAAGCAGGCGTTAGCAACAGGCAGGACAATAACAGGATCAATTTTTTCATTAGTCACTCCAAATAGCGTTGCCATCCATCCATTCGTTGTTTCCGGTTATTGTTACAACACCGTCCAACCAAACACCTAAAGTCAATCCGCCTCCACCACTATCTTTATAACAGTCCATGTCTGCAGGAAAAATAACTGTGCCGTTTTCTGTTGCTAATCCCCAGCGCACAGCATTGCTAGACTCTTTCCCCGGTTCGTCACACTTTGTCCCGCTACCTACAATCACAACGCCACCTTCAAAGGAGGTGGCATTTGCGAGTGAAGATAGAACGAGGAAGACCCCAAGTGCTATCAATAGTTTTTTCAAGGGTTACCCCTTATTTGCAGTGAGCCATGCATCTACGTCTACATCATTAGCATCTGCTGCGTTAACATATACTCTGACGTATCTATATCCAGAGCCGGTAACACAATAAACACATGTCTCGGTAGCAGCAAGGCTATCACAAGCAGTCCAAGTCAGCGGTGCCCACGCAGACGTTCCATCCGGACTAACCTGTACATCAGCATCTACAAACGGATCTGCTCCGTCATCGTTTTGAAGATAAATACACCAATTTGGAAGAGTCATCACTTCAGTACTTGCCAAAACAAGCACTGGTGCAGTACCAATAGCAGCAGTTGTAGTCTTGGCTGGTGTATAAACTGCTATGTCTTTCTTAGAAATGTGCCGCAATCCCGCACCAGCGTCTTCACCTGGGCGAGTTGCTACATCTGTCATTTCTACTTCACCAACAGCCCCCAGCTTCACCATATCAAGTGTGCCACCGTCATCACCCAGCAACACAGCACCTACAAATGGAGCAGTTGGGTAGGTAAGATTGTCGGCCATGGTGATACCTTGCCAACGTCTAAAATTGGTGCCGTCGTAAAAGTGATTCATGCTTACAGTAGTTAGCCCAGGAATAGTAGCGCTTAATGCATCACCGGATTCAGTAGTAGTTAAACGGTCCCAGGCTGTACCATCATGCCCATATAAAAATGAGCCAACCCAAGGGGCGTCTGTATTTTCTGATACATTGTCAGCGTCCATGGGTGCGCCAATCCACTCTTGCCATGTATCCCCTACCATAAACAAATTTGCGTTATATACGAGCAATGCAAACATGTCTTTCGCAGACAGTTTGATCTCAAACCCGGTCATCCGATCCCAGTCATCGTTTACCGTGTCCCACATGTAGCCAAACGAACGTACATCCAATCCCTGCGTAGTGGACGGCACATCATCGGAATCGTTTGCACCAACGGTAAGCCTGTCCCAGGTAGTTCCGTCATACCCATGCAAATAGGAACCAACAACTAAACCGTAAATAGTAGCGGCAACATTGTCCGTGTTTTGCTGGGCAACGTCTGCTTTGTCGTTACTGTTTCTGTCCCTAATTTGCACATCGCCCGCAGACCAAGCAGGGACAGTAATTAGTAAAACCAACAGCGCAACGAATAGCGATATTGCTTTTTTCATGATTTACCCTTTACGCTGCGGTTAGGCCAGCAGAAATTTCATAGTCAGTGCCTGCAGCATTACCGCGAACAAGAAGCGAAGCTACTTGCGCTGCTTCTTGTAATTCGCTTCCAGAGCTAAGAGAAATGTAATTAGCACCACCATCTAAGCTTACTTCTAGATCAAATTCAACGTCAGAGTTAATAACGTGCACCCATTTTGTATCACGTGTAAACGTGATTGTAGTAGGGGCAACAACCGCTACGCCACCAAATTGCTCCGGAGGACCAAACGCAGCATCAGCAGGGGCTGAACCACCACCGCCTGGGGTCGAACCACCCTTAGCCACGCCCCATTCATAGTACTTAACACTCATAGCTGTCTCCAATATGTAAGCTATACAAACGCAGAGCTTAGCATTCTGCTCCAGAAACCAGATGGCATAGCAGATAGTTGCCTTGCTGCACGCACACCACCGGGCATCCACTGGAAAGTAATTGTGCCCTTCGAACGATACTGCTGTTTAAACATTTTCAAGTTTGCGTCGAACCGTGTTAGAAGCGTTCCTAATAATTGGGAAATCTTACCAAAGTGATCAATAACTAAACTATTCCCGCCAAGCGAGTAACTATAGTCTGTATCGATCGCAAAGATTCCTTGGGACTCCAGCGCAGCAATAACCGCACCGTCTACTAAAACAGACCCATACTGATTCCACGGGAACGTTAGCGGGTTAAGGTTAGTGTACGGTGGGACTAAGTTTATGTATTGCGCACCACGATCTAAGTAATAGATCAGGTGTTTATCATCATATCCAAAGAAGAACCGAATTGGAGGATCGTTATCCGCCTGGTCCATGTTTTCAATTTCATCAGAAACGGACTTACGAGCCTTATCTACCTGTACGCGCAGGGATGCAGCGCGTGCAAATAGGGCACTTGGGGCGTTCTTAACAAAGATATTTTGATTAATCACCCCATTGGAAAGCGTACAACTAAACGCTGCTAGGTATTCCTGATCATACGTAGCCGTATCCATAGAATACGCATAGATACCCGTGCCAAGGCGGGTGATCGCTGCACCCCCGGCACGCTCAAACGTCCCCGTTACCTTAACTTTATCGTCAGCAACATCGATCAAATTGAACGTACTTGTCCCGGCTACGTCAACTAGCTCCTCGGTGCTAGGGTCACGTACGTATATGACGAGGTTTTCCGTTACCCCACGCCTGAGCACATCAAAGTCGGTAAAAGACTGTGGCACCGCTTACTCTCCATTAAAATTTTTCTTACGCTGACCACTGTTATCATCTACACTAAACATAATCTTTTTAAGGTCGCGAACTTTTGAGTCAAACTTTGAACACTCAGAGTTAACCCATTCAACCTTTATTCGATTTTCGTCTTCGTCTTTCAAGTCCACAACGAATTTATACGAGCGCCCAAGCTTCCGTGCGCTAACCAGCGCGCACCCACGCAGAAGCATATACGCTGCGAAACTAAGGTCATTTGTTGTGCAGTGATTTACCATTGTAAGTAATCGATTCCCTATGCGCGTACATTCCACACATCAGTGATGAACGCAATTCGCCCAGCGGTATCTGACGCCACGATCATGGATGGCTTATCCCGCGCAATGCTAGGCTCATACGAAACATCCATCACCTCAAAAACCTCACCTGGGAACATGCAGTGGTTTATTTTACTTCCCGCAGAAACTGAGGAAAGCAGTGTCTTCCCCAATGTACGATACTCTAACTCATACGCTTGGAAATTCAAATTAGAAGCAACGCTCTTTAGCTCACTCTTCCCTTTTGTCTTTGAAAGGATGAACTCACTATAAAGGAAAAATCCTAAATCCTTTACACGAGCGTTCATGAACGCAACGGCTTGCCGCACATCATTAATATCGGAAGCACGTTCTAGCATAGCAATGAATTTGTTCTTAGTAATCCCACGAACAGTATACCATTGCTTACCCTTCGGCTTATCCTTATGAACCTTCGTAACCTTACCCAGGAATGTTCCGAAAGATGTATCAGCGCCAACCTTAAGTAGTTTTACATTGCCAGAAAAGGTGTCAAATAGAAACCTATGCAGGCTTTCAAACCACTCATTAGGACTTTCGATCTTAGCCTTCTTTGCAAACTCTAAGATCTTATCCAAGTCTCCATCCATCTCTTCCCAAAACACTTCCCAGCCAGCGCGATGCTCGTCTGGAAAGTGATAGAAGTTGTATGGAGGTTGCTTAGTCCATTGATGTTTTTCTGCAGTGAGCAATGGCATACTAAACTCCTATACAATTAAACGCGGGGGGCTAACGCCCCCCGCTAAGCATCTACTTTGCAGCAGCGTTTACAGGATCATCCATGTACTCCTGCAGTTCAGCATCTGCTACCTTCATGATCTCCGAGATCTGCTCTTTTGCCCAGCGCTTCACACCGTTAAACACGCCATTCATCGAGAGGTAACTGTAATCATCCATGGTCAAAACAGCTTCCTGCTCAAACAACCGCTCTAATGCTTCGGATTCCGTGATTGCCGCATGCTTCGCTTTCAAGCAAATATCGCCAACCTTTGGGTTAATCTCTACATTCGCAGACTTGCTCTTCTGCGGCTGTAGCGTAGCGTTAGGTGTACCAGCCGTCAGACGATCGATTTTACTGTCCACAATGTCTTTTCTGGCTACATGCTTCGCGTAATACTCTTCTGCCATCTCGGGGGGCATCAACTCTAGGACACCGCCCTTTACCAGTTTGAACAGATCCATACAATCAGCCAACAGCTTTGGGGTAACCTGATCTGTTAAGCAAACCGGGTCCTTACCGGGAGGGATAAGCACCTTATCGATCGCAGTCCCATTACCAACCTGCAAAACGATATTTCCAGCTTCCTTCCCTGTAGCCTCCCCAGAACGATTGGTAACCCAAATTTCCGATCCGTCTGCTAGCAGATTCTGAAGGGTTAACCGACGTGATGTTTTAGTACTCTTCACAGATTTCTTTCCCTTGGCCATTCTAATTCTCCTTTTCGTTTCGACAACTTGCACCGATTCACCACGAATCGTGCTAAGGTTCATTTAGTATTCTAGCGCATCCACACTAAAAAACTTAATTCCTGTCACAAAATAAGAGTTTATAATAAAAATGGGCGCACAAAGTGCGCCCAGTGAGACTTACTAACAAAAGCTCGTACAGCAGTTTACTTCTTTGTTCTCCGTGCCGCAACACGGCGTTTCCGCGCTTTAGTTAGCGCAGATAACTGTCGAAGTGCTTTCTTTCTGTTTGCAGCAATTGTTTTTAGCCTTCGACGCAACACAGCCTTACGTGCAACTGAGGATCTCCGGGCACGAGTTACAGCGGCTTGTGCCTTAGTTGCTCGCGCTTGGGGTTCACTTTTGGCTAACCTATTCTTTGCCTCCAGTTGAATCCGACGAAGCGCACGAGCAATCAGATGGATTTCCTCAGCTTGGGCATTCGCTATTCGCGAATTGTAATAGTCTATCTTTTCTGCAAGATCCTTGTGTCCTGCCTTCTCTAGCTCAGCAGCAGCACTATCAAGCTCACCTTGCACAGCGATCTTATCAAACTTCATCTTCAACCCTCCTATGTAAGTAAAGCAAAGATAGCCACCCAGCTACCTAGGTGGCTACCTTTGTAAACACAATCAGGCTACCTAATCTCTTAGGTCTTGGTACCGATTGCTACACCGGCAGGGTTCACGAGAACCTGGGAGATCAACTCGTACCAGAACCAACCCTGGCGCGGGCGACCTTCCATGAACTCATTTACCGGCTCGGAGAACAATTCGACACGAATCGGCATTCCACCCAGGTACTCAGGGGCGGTAACTGCCACGACCTCACCAGGCTGCAGGATCTCGAAAGTCTGCGTACCGGCAGTGGTCACGATCATCGCGTTCAGCACGGTTCCGATGTAACCAGCCATGATCAACTCACGTTGGGTTACAGGGTCAACCTGCTGCGACAGTGTGTTCACCAGATCGCTTACCTCTTGACGATGAATGATGAACTTATCACAGATCAGGCGGTGCTGCTCAATCTGATAACGAATAGACTCTAGCGCCGCCAAGTTCAGTGTAGCAAAGAAAGTGGTGGTGTTAGTCTGGTTCGCGCCAGCCTGTAGCAAGTTGATGAGCGCCAAATCTTCCTGAAGCTCAATCGCCATGCGCGCACGATCTTGAACACGGGCAAGGATATCGTACTGCGCACGATACTTGTCCTTGATCTCGATCGATGGGTACGCGGTTACTTCGAACTCGGGCGGGTAGATGTAACGTCCCTCGACAACGGACTGCGGGGTCTGGCCATCCTCAGCGATAACCCAACCACGCACAAACACGTCCTTGTCGTAACGTACAACTTCGCCAGCCTTCACGGTACGCGGTGCGAATACTTTTCGCGCCAACCCCTAATAGTCGATAACTTCCTTGATGGGGTTAAGCAGGCCCTGGCCAACCTGACGGAAGCCTTCGCTGGAAGGATCGGAGAAAGCCTCACGCAGGATAGCGTCAGTCTCGGCTCCGCTCATGCCTTCGCCAGCGTAGGAGGCGGTTCTTTCTACATCATAGGAACCGTCAGCCATGCCATCAAGCAGATGCTTGATCTTGTGGAGAACCTCGCCGGTATTACTAGCGTTGATTTCTCCCTGGTTGTTGAACATCTTCTCGCCTGCGGAAACCTGGAAGTTACCAGATTTTCCCTGACGACCGACGTTCATCGGGTTGAAAGGGGCACCGGTCTTTCGATCGACTGTCTCTACACCGGAAGCCTTTTTGTTGGTGTACGGGTTGAATTTCATTTTACATCCTCCTAAAACAAACGGTTAATTGTAAAGGCTCCCAGTGCCTTCACTACAGGGCGACAGTGATTTGCTGCACGCCCAAGAACGGGTCGTTAGCAGTCGGAACACTGATTACGCGTCCGCACGCATTGGTGTATCCAGCTGCCACGGTCCAGAAGCTATTCGCGTCGGAGTATAGCGGTGCGTTCAGTGTGTAGGTCTGGGTTACGTCATACTGATCGACGTAAATAAGTGCATCACCGGCACAGACGGTAATCTTTCCAGAGCCTAGGGTATCGTCAGGCTGACGATCATAGTTCTGACCAACGGCGGTCCATTGGGTAGAAACGTTATCCCAGTAAACCTGGGTGTTCTGCAGGTTGTAGGAATACCAAACTACTACGGAAGCAAGCGCGACAATCGCACCGCCACCCAAGCGGGTTACAACACCATTGGCAGTTGCTACAGAGTAGTCAACGCCCTGGGTGTATACAACCGTACCAGCGGCATTCGTAACCTTGATGAATCCGGTTCCCCGAACGTTACCCTTGAGTAGATTAATGGTACCAGCAGCACCAAAGGTAGCAGTCTCTACTGTAGTCCGGATGTAGGTTAGTGCTGAATCTTTCCAGAACGTTCCGATCGGAACAGTACCGGAAGCTGCGGTGGTTGCCACAGTGACCCCACCGGATGTAGTTAAGAATGCAACCATACCAGCGGTAATAGCAACATTAGTGTCTACATCAAAGAACGGACGATCGTACGCGTAGCCTCTCTTTTTATCTAACATTTCTCTTCTCTCCTTGAGTCCTAAACTTTATAAAAACAAAGGGTTATCTAGGTACCTGGCTAATGCCGTGTAACTTAGGCTTCGGGAGCGCAGCACCTAGCTGCCCGGCTACGCCCTGGTCATTGCTATCAGTAGCAGTTGATAGTGGCAACGATGACGCCGCCGCACGTGCGCGGGTCTTAGCTGCGCGAATTGACCGCTCAGATGCCTCTACTTCAGAAGCAGTCTTCGGGGGGCGTGTATCAAGGTCACCAATCTGTGCTTCCATCTCGACAAACGCTTCATCGCTCAGATTAAGAAACTCGGCAGTCTTCGCCAAGGCTACTTCAAAATGCTCAGCAGCAGCGCGCGTAAACGTGGACTCGATCAGTAGCTCTGGGTTCTCGATTTCAAGTTCAGCCAATGTTTCAAACCAAGCACCCTTCAGTGGGTTGTCCGTAAGGTTCTTCTGCTGAGCAGAAAGCGCCAACCTAAACGCACGCACAAAGCGCCGTTGAAAATCATTCATAGAAGCGGTAGGAGCAACAGCCTCTTCGTCAGTGGTCGCTTCTTCTTCAATAACCTCATCGGCCACTTCTTCGGTTTCTGCGGCAATCTCATCTACCAATTCCTCAGTAGCAATCTCATCTACCAATTCCTCATCGGCAGTCTTCGCGCTAGCGAGGGAACTACGCGCCTCTTCCTCAAGATCATCACCAAGGTCCATCTTCGGCTTCATCTTCGGCTTCATACCCATGCCAGGCTTCTCATCCAGCTTCGGCTTCATCTTCGGCTTCATCCCCATGCCGGGCTTCTCATCCAGCTTCGGCTTCATACCCATGCCCATGCCGGGTTTCTCATCCATCTTCGGCTTCATCGGAAGTCCGGGCTTCTCTTCGTCCCCTTCATCGTCCTTCTTCTTCAAGAACTCAGCCGGGAATGCCGAATACTTTTCCATGGCAGCTTCGATACCAAGGTCACGCACATCGCTAATAACCATCTCTGCGAACTCACGCGTGGCAAAAACTTCCTTAGTTTCTGCAGTGGGCTTGATAGTGTAAAAAACACGGTCGTCATGCTTGTTTACAACTGTCCATGCATCACCAGACGCATTAAGATCCAAGGCCATCTCAGATGCCTTTAGGCGATACTGTCCCCAATCACTGGGATCGTCCTTCAATTTGGTAATCGTCGGGGCTGGAACCTGTTGCTTGTATTTCTTGTTAGGCGGGGTGCCTTCTTCGAAATCAAGCTCCTTAAGACTATTGTCTTTGTTTTCCGTAACCCCGAACTCACTCGGAGATCGCTCATCTTCTTCGTCCTTGACTTCTTCAAACTTCTCTTCAAAATCCGTTGGGCCACCATCTTCGTCTTGTTGCACATTTACCAATTTGGTAATTGCTTTGGTGAGCCCCTCAAGCTGATCTCCGATTGCAGTTACCTTTTCGTCTAGATCATTGATTTTGGACTCTTGCTCTTTCTGTCTACGAATGTCCTTCTCAACGTCCTGCTCAATTTCCTCTCGCGGCTTCATGCCAGGAGCGCCAGGCGCAGGGGGTGCTCCCGGAGGAGCGCCAGGTACGCCAGGAGGTGCGCCAGGTACGCCTGGAGCACCGGGGGGCTTTGCAACTGGTGGCCGACCGGGACCTGCAGCAGGAGGAGCAGGGGGAACAGCGCCAGGTACAGCAGGAGCGCCAGGCATCGGTGGAGCAACCTGAGCACGCCTCAATAGGCGTCCTGCTTTTTTTGCTACTCGTGAACGAATTCCATCCATCGCCAACTCCTTTACTGATTATCTTAGCTAAACCAGAAATTGTTAAACTTCTGTTAGTTAAAGAAATTAACTTAGTTTAGAACAAACGATCGGCTAATCGTAACATTGACTCAGGAAGTTTACCGGCGTTTTTGCTAAAGAATCTAGCGACTTCCTTCTGGTCGGTTGGACTAACTAATGTAGAGAGTACGTTGAATGCTGCACGGGGTTGCCCAGCAGCAGCCTTCCGTGATGCATACTTTAGTAATGCTTGGGTAACTGCTTTAGGATCTGCAGGGTTGCCTACTACCGACAATTCTTGATATTCCACACCTAAACAATCTTCATAGATTAGTGTCCCATCAAGTGTGGAAAGCTTGTACCACTTCAGGTGATCGCACAAGTCCCTGTCAGAATTTGCCAGTTTCTTACAATAACTACATTGAACCTGATCGCAAATACACCCCATAGAAAACTTATCTACTTCACTAGACAGCAAGCCTTCTGCTAACGGTGCATCCTTTGTAGTGTCCATAGCAACCACGGTAAGGACGTGCTTATCCTTTGAATCCGATGTAACGTAATGTACATCCGGCAAATACCCGCGTGCCATCTTCGGGTCATCCGCTGCATGCTCAATGTGAAGGGGGTCATTCCGAAACGTTTCAAACACTAAACAACGATGGTTACCGGAAAATCGAATAAGCTCTGAATGCTGAAAATTATCGCCGTTGTTATTCGGCTCATCAGCAGTAACCGCACGGGGGACTGGGAAGATGTAATCGTTGATGTTGTCTGAGATATCGTAGACCTTAGAAACGGCCTTCAAAACATCCTTAGACAAAATATTAATAGCGGTCTGTACTGCTTCGTCCTCTTCTGGCGTCATGTCGGCATTTTGTGCCGCACACTTTGAAAATTTACCAGAGGATTCAAAAACACTTACGATAGGTACAGTAGCAGTTTTATAAAAGGGCATAGTTCTCTCCCGCAATGGCTGGTGAATGCCATGGTACGAGAGAGATTATAGATGGTATTTGGGAAGATTATTTAACTTTTGATTTGTCTTCAACAATTGCAAGGTCTTCTACCTGCGTTTTTAGCTCTTCAGGTATGATAGACTTCTTGCAATTCGGACAAGCAGGCTCTCCAGCGGTTAAGGAGTGGCCGCAGCTACATCTAACGTCGGCAATAGGTGCAATTCCTGATTTTCTAAAGGCCATCATTATCATCCTCCAAACAGTGTACTTTGAAATCACAAAAATAACAGTACTTATACTTGAAATTCTGCACGAAATCGCAGCCTTTCTTAAGCTCCCGATCGACACGGCGGTAGGTATCTCGGGTCTGATCCATTAATTCCTCAGTAATTGCGTGCGTATGGACACCAGTTTTGGTATTCACATGCTTCAAATACAAGTATTCTCCGAAGATCTCCTCCACGTCATCGAACGCCTGATGTAACCATATACCATATGAAGGAATTTGTACAGATGTAAGTTCTGCTTTCTTTGATGCGGGCTTCCCTGATTTGTAATCAATAACCTTGTATACACCATCCGAAAGCCTATCAATGCGGTCGGCTTTTAGCCAAACAACCACATCCCCAATTACAATCTTAGCAAGCTTTTCTACCTGAGCAACATTAGGTGCCTCACCTAGCTTAGCTAGGTAAACCAAGTAGTTTTTCATCATCCCCTTGATTGCGAACAGGTCAGACCGTTGAATCAAGCCAGACTTAACCTTAGCAAACGCGTTGTATGTACGAACTGCTTGCTTGAAGAATGTACGAATATCTTTCTTCCAATCCATATTCCCATTGTTCATTTGCTTTTTATGTAGATCTTCAAGCACCTTATGCGCAATGTTACCGATTAGGAAGTATTTGTTATCTGGAGTAGCGAAGGGGGGGTCAATATACCTATACCGAAAAAGACGTCTACATCCGTTAAATGTGTCTACCTTAGACGGGGATAATGTTAAGTTTGCTGGGTCTTTAGCCATTCTCCAACCTCTTTGAATGCTGCGTGCGTTTTCGGTAACGTTTCGTAATGCTTTTCAAGGATTCTACGCGCGTTTGCAGGCCCCCAGTTCATCCAGTAATAGCTCCCGTCTGTGAAGATGCCAACAGCCCAGGCGATATCCTCCTCTACATTATACTGCTCTCCGCTGTTTAACCCCCAGCAATAGAACGACATCGCATAGCCCCGCGCCTCGTACTCTGATCGGTAATTCGCAGGCCACGGAATCAGAAACAAAAGTGCCCACAGGAATAGTAGGAACCACAGGTTAATGAAAGCAAACAATGCTAAAAGGCTAAAGATCACGAGCCCTTGTGGCAATAAATATCGAAGAGAAAACCAGTCAATACCAAACTTTTTATCTGCACGCTTATCCCACATATGGATCATTTCATGTGCTACGGTAGCTATAGTTTTTTTATCAGACCGATTGCTGCGCCAACCCCTTGAAGGGAAATAAATCGTATTCCCAATAACAGTAGTGAAGGTTGTCATGAATGTCTTCTTGAAGAAGAACACATACTTCAAAACGTGCTTGAATAACCAAGATTCATCCTTGTAACGTATCTTAGCTTTTGGGAAGTTTCGAACAACTACATCATTCCAAAACTTATCGAAGGAACCTTCGGGTAAAGTCATCCGTATATTCCCTTAATGTAATCATCGATTTCGTACTGCAACGCTGTTAATTCAACCTTATCTTCAAGGTATTCCCGAAATACAGTCATTGGGATATTCGGACAACTCTTATCGGTGTTTGGATCTTCATAATGCCCAAGCACATCAGCTATAGTTAGCCCAAATTGATGAAGCAAAAACAATAGCAAACGTTTGGACACAACAAGCTGCGCATCTGTAAACCCTTTGCGCCCTACCAAGCAAATTCCGATCGAGTCGTGGTTGCGCCCAGCAACGTGTGCCCCACGTTCGTCCCGAGAAAAGATCGGGTCATCGTCAAGGTGTCTTCCTGGCTGAATCTGGCCATCCAAAAACGGGATGTATTCAACATCCGAAAACGGGCGTCCGTTCAAAACAGTATAATGGTACCCAATCCCAGACCACCCACGCGCTTTATGCCAATCCTCGAATATAAGCGACTCACCCCATGGTGTTGCAGAGCAATGCACGAAAATATTCTTCAGTGCGGCCATAGATCACCTACTTTTATTTTCCAGATAGAAGGTCAGAACCTGCAACGGGCACATCGTCTAACAATGCGCTTGCGCGCGCATCGATACCTTCTTCGTAATCGATGTCTTCAATCACTTCCATTACATCCTGTACATCAACTTTAGATTCACCATCCGACAGATCGTATAATCTATCTTCTAGCTCTGCACTCATTGCCATACGAGCAGGGCGTACATATGGGTTATTCGCCCTAAAGCGCGGCTGTTCCGAAGCAGGAGGGACTGGCGGCTTCGCGCCAGGGGGTGCTCCGGGTGCACCAGGCTTACCACCGGGGGGTTGCTGTTGTTGCTGCTGGGGCACACCGTAAACCTCTGGGTGCTCCTGCTTGTACTTACGTTCTTCAGAAATATTCTTTCGTTCAGCATCGATATCCACTCCAGCGCCCGCTGAATAGGTCCGCTCAGAAAGAATTCCTCTTTCCTTCAGATCTCTCCAGATGTTTAATATGGCAACATCTTGAGTAGGCTCAAGACTTTTAGCCCACTTAATTTTAGGGACCATCAATTCCCGCTCTTCTAGCGGGCGCTTTATCCTAATTCTATGATCAAGTTCTGCTTGTGGGCGACGATATAGCTCATGAATCTCTGCAATCGGCGCACAGATCTTTTTGATAATCCAATCATTCTCAAAGCGTAAACGCAGTGATGCTAAGCGTTCCATTAGGGTTTGCAGCCCAGCTACCGCTGCAGCAAATGAAGTTTCACCTACAAGGAACGACTTCGCTACACCAAGCCCGAGAAGCTTCACACGCTCGATGAAATCCCACTCTCTAGAGATAAGGAGAACGCGGTCACTTACGCCTACAAGCTCTGCTGTCACGTTGTGGTGCATGATGATCGCGGCTAGCGGATCGGACTCTGCCATGCTAAGCATCTCGGCAAATGCCGCTTCGTCGTTTTCGTCAGGCAACCAGCCACTGTTTGGATCGCCTAACTTAAAAATTCTAAGCGGGGCGGCGTTACGCTGAGCAACCGCAAGGGATGCATTAACAATGAAATCCTCATACATGATTACGCGGAAAAGACGAGTGTATAGCGACTCACCGCGTACATGCGTTGAGGAGTTTAGTCTCGGCATATACGTAGTGTTAAGTGCATCTAATGGAACCTCACGATTAGCACGGAAGGCATTGATGATCTCTTTTGGGAGAAGCTTCTGCAACCGACGAACCCGTGGGTCAGTGGAGTTTATAAGGCGCTTGATTTCCGGCGTCGGAAGGAGCCACAATAACGGCTGCTCGATCGCGAGCCCCACACCTTCAACACGTACGTAATCTGGGTTATGGGGAATTACGCGTTCCCAAATCCCCTTTGTAGAGTTGAAAATGTTATGAAGGATCAGTTCACCGGTAATCATGTAATCCTTAGTGAACGCGGGAAGCTTTGACACTAAGTTTAGGTCGGTAAACATGTCCTCATAAAGTTGACGAACGTGCTTATCATCAATACCGGTAATGTCAAACGAGGACCAAGGCAACTCCGCGTACATATCTGTTGCGGTTGCTATGGCTGGATCGCGTTTGTAAACCTCTCTCCAAATTGAGTTTGCAACTACACGATTTTTTGGGTAGTAAAACTTATCTGGGGTTGACCAACGGTAGTCGTAGTAAAGAGGCGACTGTGCTAATGACTGCCCGCTACCCTGAAGCGTTGCACCAGACCCAGCACTACCCCCATAGCTAGCAGCTGTTTTCTTCATTGGCCCACGCGCCTGCGTATTTATCATATTAGGGCTATAAATAGAAATTGGTCGGCGCTTATTTGCCGCTTTCTTTTTCGATTTTTTGGCCACTATGCCTGTCCAAACGTTTCGGGGTCATTCGTTAAAGACCATACACACAAAGCATCAAAATCATTTGTGATGCATTCTGAACACTCAGTACATCTAGAAATCGGGCAAATACCATCTACAAATATTACACGCTTAGCTATATCGCACGGAGGATTATCCACAATCCCCGCAGTCAATTCATGAAAACATAAAGTATTAAGTAGCTTCTGCAAGGTTTCTCCGAAAATACGTACAATAATCTCCTGCGATCTTCTTTATGATTCTAAGGTCAACCGCTGCACCCATATTCATGAATGCCTGCAGCGCTGCTTCCTGTGCCTGCGACTCAGTAAGCCCGTAGGATGATCGCAGCAGTACAACCGCGTTAGTGATTGGCCCCAAAAAGACCACACCATCATCGCCAGCATCCAGTGTGTACTGCTTAGAAACTCTATCATAGTAAAGGTACATAACTACTCCAGTCCCTATTATACTTTCAAAGTGTTAAGGGCGGATGAAACTGATGCGGCGACCTGGGCGTCCTGTGCAATCCCTAACTGAGAATCAATAGTAGAAACCGCAGTCAAAAGCACTGGAAGAAGCGTACCTTCCCATTCCCTCAAAAATTCCTTCGTTGTGTTCCAAGAATCCGCAGCCCATTTTACGGCGTTGCTAGTCCATTCTTTCCCTAGTTCTGCATCGAACTTTTCAAAATGAGCCATGTGTTCAGATATCTTAGTGTTGCGTTCTCTGATAGCGTAAAAATGTGCATCTAGCTTAGACGCAATATGTGGGAACTCATGAGTCAAAAATTCATCCAAGTTAGCATTTGAAATCGATGCACCAGCTGCTACAGTATTGTATAGATTAGTGAGCGATCCATTAAGGCGTGTGTAAAACTCGTTGGTAATCTCACTATCCAAATCTTTCTCTACAGTAATCGTTGCGTATACATACTGCGCGAATTCCTTTTCCTGGGGGGATGCAGGGGCCCATTCTCCGTGCTCAGCATCCCACGTGTCCGCGAGATCCCCTGCGTCGTGCTTCAAGTCATCCGTAGCATGCTTCAGCGCAGCGATAGTGGAGAGCGCATCTGAAATGGGCTGAAGGACTGGTCCTATCGCAGCATCTTGTGCTATTTTTGATGCTGACTTCGTGTAAATGATTCCATCGCTGGCTACCTTATTCAAAATTCGATCTGCGCGTGCGCGCAAGGTAAACGCTTCTCGCAGTTTCCCCGTTGCAGCACTATCCACCTGTTCCGCAGTCACACGTGTTTCGCCTACGTCAGGAACATCAACTACAATATAGCCAGCTTCCTTCGCTACAAGTTTCCCAGACACGCCATTAGCAAGGCAAACATACTGACCAGCTTTAAGCACAGCAAACGGCCCCTCATTCAAAACCTTATCCGCATATGCTTTCGTCTTGGTTATAGCATGCGTAATCACACTCGTAGGGTAATCTGAATCTTCTAAAACAGACTCAATCTCATCCCACGACCACCCCATCATCCAATAAGCTTGGGCGGACTGCGTAGCTTCGTCCTTGAGATCACCAGTAGCAGCAACGATAATGTGCTTCTTCGGCTTAATCGTCCCACCAGCTAGCCGTGCAGCGAGTGCATCGCCGTCTGCTTTATTAGTAATCTTCATCTTCTGGCTCCGATTCGTCTTTCATTAATTCCAAGTGCTCATCGGGTGTTGGATACTCTTCCTCTAATGAACTATCGAGCATAGGCTCAATGTGTGGAATAGTTAGTCCGTGTTCAGGCCAATCATCCGACCAAGCAGCGCCGTGCCCTAGAGCTTCCAGTGCAAGATAATGTCCAAATTCATTTTCAACAGATGGTCCCGGCCAATCTACATCACCTAATCCAGGCGGAACGAACGTAGCTAGATCTATATTATTGGATTGCTCGATCTCTGAATATAAGGCGCGAGCCTCCTTCATCGCTTCTGGCGAAGTTGGTGGAGCCACCTCCATCACATCCATCCCGCTGAACGACTGTCCCGCTTCCTCCGCTTCGTCCGCCCATGCAAAAACAAAGATTGCACGCGCGATGCCCTCTAATATAGATTCGTTAACTTCCGGCCCATCATCAAACTCATCTGCAACAATCCTATGCGAGACGGCGCATGTATCCCCCACCTTCAGTCCAGCCTTTTTACATGTTCCGCCAGCAACCTCAAGGACTGCTGCGGTGTTTCGGCTAGACCACCAATCGGGGCTACCTGGCTTCGCGTCCGATACAACCTTACCAATTTCCATCCCATTTGGGGAGGGCATTAGGAATACGA